AATGGAGTTCTTCTGGAATGATGCTCACGATGATAAGTTCTTTCATGTCTTGGATACGGAGACACGTAATCTTGAGGCTATTCGAAATCCTCATACTATATTCCATCGTATTCGTTATGATGATAGTAAGCATGATTATCTTGACTATAATCTAGATCAGGTCGATAACAAGTTCGTAAAGATCGTTGTTATTAATAAGTCTGATCCATATGAGTTTGACAGGTTTGTAGATAAGGTTCAGTCTCGTAAGATCCTAGAACTAAAGATTGCTGAGAACTTTGACGAATTTATTGGAAAAAATGTTAAAGATGGTGAGATTTCGGTTGAAGATACTTCAGAATTGTTGTATACTTATGTAGACGCAGTAGACACTGATTTGGATAAAGACCGAATCAAAAAAGAAATGTCTTCGCTCATGATAGAGGCACAGTCTTTAGAGATAGCATAAATGATTATATTTAAAACTTTGGCATGGAAGAACTTCCTTAGTACGGGTAATAACTTTACTAAGGTTGATTTTACAGCCCACAAATCTACGTTAGTGATAGGCCATAATGGGGCTGGTAAATCTACAATGCTTGATGCGTTGTCGTTTGCCCTATTTGGCAAGGCTCATCGTAACATATCTAAACCTCAATTAGTCAACTCTATAAACAATAAAGAGGCGATGGTTGAAGTAGAGTTTACCGTACATGGATCTGATTACATTATTCGTAGAGGAATAAAACCAAACATATTTGAAATAATGCATAACGGAAAACTTATAGATCAGTCTTCTCATGCAAAAGAGTACCAGAAGATCCTTGAGCAAAACATCTTGAAGCTTAATCATAAAAGCTTTCACCAGATTGTAGTGTTGGGATCGTCTTCATTCATTCCTTTTATGCAACTCTCATCGCCTAATCGTAGAGATGTTATTGAGGATCTTCTGGACATTAATGTATTCTCAAAGATGAATGGTTTACTGAAAACAAAACATAGCACACTAAAAGATCAGATGAAAGATGTTGCCCATCAAAGCACTGTTAATCAAACGCAACTTGAGGCACAGAAAAAGTATATCAAAGATATAAAATCAATCAACAAAGAACAGAAAGAAGCGAAACTCGAACTCATTGCAGATTGCCAGAATGAGATCAAAACTCTCAACGGAAAGAATACTGAACTAAGTGATAGCATTCAACAGTATCTTCCTTTTGCTGATGAAGAGAAAGCAAAACGTGAAGGTGAAATAAAATCTCTTGAGAAGTATAAGACTAAGTTTGGCACAGAAATAAAGAAGCTTGTGAAAGAAGTACAGTTCTTTGAGACTAATGATATATGTCCTACTTGCACTCAACCTATCACAGAAGATACTAAAAAAGATCATGTGTTTAAAGGTAAGGAAAGAGCCAAAGAACTTCAGACTGCATCTAGTAAGGCTGACGAAGAACTATTATCAGCCCAATCAGCATTAGTATCTGCCGCTCAAATAATAGAAACTTGTAGACAGAAACAAAATGAACTAGCAGTAAACAATCAATCTATATCACAGTTTCAATCTTCTATTGATCGCACTCAAAAAGAGATTGGTAAACTTGATCACAACATAGATATGGATGAAGCTAATAGTGAGCTTACAACTCTTTCAGACAATCGTGATTCTTTGGTGGAAGAGAAACTAATATTAAATGAGCAATCCAATTATAATATTGTTATAGGTGAAATGCTTAAAGACACTGGTATCAAGACTAAGATTGTGAAAGAGTACTTACCAGTTATTAATATGCTTGTCAACAGGTATTTACAGACACTAGACTTCTTCGTGTCCTTTAACCTAGACGAATCATTTCAAGAAACCATTAGATCTAGACACAGAGATAACTTCTCATACCAATCATTCTCAGAAGGTGAGAAGTCACGTATAGATCTATCATTACTATTTACATGGCGGCACATAGCCAAGATGAAGAATAGTGTTGCGACTAATCTACTTATACTTGATGAGACATTTGATTCTTCTTTAGATCATGAAGGGGTTGACAATCTCATGAAAATCATATATAGTTTAGACAACGATACCAATGTATTTGTTATATCACATAAAGGTGAGATGATGGAGAATAGGTTCGAGAATAAAATAGAAATATACAAAGACAAAAACTTTAGTAAGATTAAGGAAACTTTATAATGGAAATCAGTGCAGAAACAGTAAATGTGCTAAAGAACTTCTCAGGTATAAATGCTAATATAGTTATTAGACCGGGGAATAAGATAATGACTATATCTGAAGCTAAGAACATCTTAGCGGAAGCACAAGTAAAAGAAACCTTTGATGATGTTGTAGGCATTTACGATCTATCTGAGTTTCTAAATATGCTAGGACTAGTTGATACCCCTAGTGTTAGGTTTGAAGATAACTTTATGAATATCAATGGTCAGTCTGGTAGAGAACTTATTAAGTACTACTATGCTGATACAGAGATGTTGACAAGTCCTACTAAACCAATCGAAATGCCAGAGGCAGATGTTTGGTTTGACTTGGATATGAATACACTCAATGGTCTAAAACGTGCGGCAAGTATCTTTGGGCATGGACAAATGGTTATTGAAGCAGACGATGGTGCTATCAAGTTATCAGTGAATGATCCTGAGAATAGCACTGCTAACACTTATGCAGTAGTAGTAGATGGGGGATACAACAAAGACGTATTTAAATTCGTTATAAATATCAACAATCTTAAGATGGTCTCTGACGATTACAAGGTTAAAATATCATCAAAACTTATTTCTGAGTTTAGTAACTCAGACGCAACTCTAAAGTATTGGGTTGCATTAGAAAAGTCATCAACTTACGGAGAATAAAAAATGGCTAAAAATGAAGACGAAGTGAAGTTGGCGCATGAATCTCATGCTCCAGTATACGATATGGCAAGTCGAGTATGCCGTTCAACTGTAGCAGTGATTGATACTATGGTCCAACGTGGTGCCGTTAAAGGTGAAGAGTTGTCCACACTAGGTCAACTACGTGATCAGTCAGTGCAACTTATTCAGATGGCTGAGACGTATCAGCAAGATGCGGCGGCAGACTCTGATTAATGAACAAAGAACTTCTTGCCTTTGATTTAAATTTTGACCGTAATAAACTTTTAAAATTATGGTATAAAAAATACGAATCAAAGGCAAAAAGTTGGGGTAAAGATTATGATATTGATACATTAAAAAGTCGGGGTGGTGTAACCAACATCGAATCTTTTGACGGAGATAGAGACGCATTCAAAGTGTCTAAAGTAGATCATGAAGAATATCCTCAGATATTAATGGAGTTGTTTGGTATAAAAGCTAATGCTAGTATTTTTTTTCTTAAGGCCAACGCTGTTTTACCTTATCATGTTGACACCGATCTTACTTGTGGAATAAACTTTATCTTATCAGATAACCCTGCCCCAATTAGTTTTGAGAAGTCTGGTAATACTTATGAATATAAAACAGCATTACTGAATCTCAGTTTACCTCATGGTGTATGGAATAGTAGTGAAGATAGAATACTTTTTAAGTTGTCAATAGTTGACGAACCTTATGAAGTAGTATATAATAAAATTATGGATTTGATGGGGTAGTAATATGAATGAATTTTTATGGGTAGAAAAGTATCGCCCACAGACTATAGATGAATGTATACTACCAAAAGAATTAAAAGATACCTTTAAGGCTGTGGTATCTACCAAAGAACTTCCCAATATGCTTTTCACTGGAACGGCTGGACTTGGTAAGACCACTGTAGCCAAAGCCTTATGTAAAGAACTTGGCCTTGACTACATTCTAATCAACGGATCTGAAGAAGGCAACATTGATACTCTACGTGGTAAGATCAAGCAGTTCGCATCTTCTATATCATTACAAGGTGGCTACAAGGTTGTCATTCTAGATGAGGCCGACTATCTCAACCCACAATCAACTCAACCAGCCTTACGTGCTTTTATCGAAGAGTTCAGTAATAACTGTAGGTTTATACTTACTTGTAACTTTAAGAACCGTATCATAGAACCACTTCACTCACGCTGTGGTGTGTATGAGTTTAATACAACCAAGAAAGGTCTTGCTCAACTTGCGGCACAGTTTCACAAGAGGTTCTTAAACATACTATCAGAAGAAGGTGTGAAGGTAGATCAGAAGGCTTCTATAGATTTAGTTATGAAACACGCTCCTGATTGGCGTAGAGTTCTCAACGAAGCACAGAGATTATCCATAGGCGGTAGCGGTAACATTAATGCTGTATCAAGTACTAGTGGAAATGATATATCAGGTCTAGTCTCTTCACTTAAAGATAAAAACTTTAAGGCTATGCGGCGTTGGGTTGTAGACAACATGGACATGGATACCAATGCAATCTTTAGGGCATTGTATGACAACGTTAGTGAATATGTCGAGCCTCAAAGCATCCCGCAACTTATTCTTATTCTCGCAGACTACCAATATAAGGACGCATTCGTTGCTGATCACGAGCTAAATATAGTTGCATCGATGACAGAGATAATGTCTCAAGTGAGGTTTAAATGAAATCATATAATAATTTAGGGTGGGCTACGGATGTTTTATCACAGTCTGCCAGAACATATCTTATAGACTATTTTGAAGAAGATAGAAGGTATCTTGAACAAAACCATAATCTTATGAAGACAACTCAGAGAACTACAGATTATAGCGATCCTATGCAAGTAGAAATACAAGCTAGGATTCAAAAGGCCGCAGAGACTACTATGAGAATGAAACTTTTACCATCCACTAATGGTGTCCTTGTTGAATACGTAAAAGGTTTTATGCGATGGGTCATAAAGATGCGGAAGATCAATCTGCACTATCTGTTATTACTATGATAGATTTAAGTCAGGATTTGATGGGCGGTGAAGCATATTTTTCTAAAACTGAAGACGGGATAAGTGATGGGATGATCTCTGATAGTCATTACAATAAAATGATCCCCGGACCAATGGACAATGGAGATAGTTTAATGTACGGTTCCAAAATGTGGCATGGGGTTGAAGAACTATTCTCAGGAAGAAGACTTGTTTTAGTAACTTGGTTTAAGGAAGACGTGTGAAAAAACCAATTAATAGTATTATAGTTTTAGGTGGTGGTGTGGCTGGTTGGTTTACTGCCGCATACTTAAAAAAATTTAATAAACATTTAGATGTGACTTTAATCGAATCTCCTAATGTTCCTATTTTAGGTGTAGGAGAAAGTATGGTCCCACAACTAGGGGATATGCTTAAGTGGTTAGATATAGATGAAAATAAATGGTTAGCTGGAGTACATGGTATTCACAAGATGGGAAATCATTTTGTAGGATGGAACACAGAAACCCCCATGGAAACCGTTCACGATCATTGGAATGCTAAAAAAGAACATCAACACTATTATACTTTTAGTTTTACAAACAGAAGTAATGCGTTTAGAAAAACTTTGTATCACAATAGAAGTAAAAACGATTACTTCTATGATAACGATAATAAATTTGGTATTGATAATAAAAGCAGAGACTACTGGTATCATTTAGTCAATACTGGCAAGTATGATTGGCATCAACAGGGTGAGTATACGATGGCTCAATACTACCCTTCAATGAATAATAGGGCGGCCCGTTATGATGATGGTCATACTGTAGTAGGAGATTATGGATCTTATACGTGGCATACTGATGCCAGCCGATTCCCTAAAATGATAAGAGAACTATCTGCTTTACCATTAGGAGTAAAATGGAAAGAAGATCATGTTAAAGGGATACATAAAGACGATGATGGTTATATAAGAGAACTAAGTTTAGAATCAGGTGAAAGAGTATCCGCTGATTTATACTTGGATGCTACTGGTTTTAATAAAGTGTTAATGAAAACCATGGGTGTTAAATGGAAAAGTATTAAGCAACAGCCAACTCAGAGTGCTTGGGTAGCCCCTGTTAAGTATAAAGATCCTTATAAAGAAATGAGACCATACACTCAAAGCTATGCCCGTAAAGCTGGTTGGCAATTTATTATAACTTTGTTCAGTAGAATGGGAACAGGTTACATATTTGACGCTAACAGTTATGATAAAGATCAAGCCAGAGAAGATTTTATAAAGTATTGGGATGGGTATGAGTTTATGGCTGAACCTAGATTCTTATCTTGGGACCAAGGCTACTATGAGAAGTCATGGGAAAAGAATGTAATGGCTATAGGAATGTCTGGTGGATTTGTAGATCCAATGGAAGCCAATGTTATATACGTTGCTCAAGCTGGTATGCAGATGCTCAATCAAGTATTAAATAAAAATAAAGGCAGAGTAGTAAAAGAAAATACTAAGAAAGCTGTATCAAGAGAACTTCATAAACTTCAAAATCAAATAGACGATTTTATATGCTACCATTACACATTAAGTAAAAGAAGAGATACTGACTTCTGGCGTAAGTGGGGTCAGTATGGTATTGACAATAATCATAGAGAGAAGAACTGGAAAGAGTATAGAAGTGCAAGAGGCTATCTAGGATCTAATTTCTTTTTAGATTATCAGTGGGCTGATCAACAGATGTATATGGATCAGTGGGATACGGACTTGTGTAAATTAAATATCGATCCCACTCTCGTACCTTTGGCTGAAATGGATTATAACTATATAAAGGATAAGGGGTTATATACATCCAAGATAGCACCTCATGTGTATGATTGGAGTAGTAAACATCTGTATGGTGGTAGAACTCATAATGAAGTATTAGAAGAGGCGATAGCAGAAAAATGATTCATATTGATGGCGTAGAATATCTTAAAAGCGATAATGATCATGTTAGATCGTCAGTCATAAATTATTTAGAAAATTGGAATATAACTGTAAGCACTAGTGGAACAACTGGTAAGCCTAAGACGTTTAAACACGATAGTAAACTTATGCATAAGATTGCAGAGTACAATGCTGAAGCATTTGGTTTAAGTTCAAACAGCACTATGATGGCTCTGTATAATCCAAGAGGTATTGGCTTCTCCTCTATGAGTTTATATCCTTGTGCGGTAGCAAACTGTGATGTTTTTATAGAGACTACAGTATCAGATTATCCTAATAGAATACGAGAAATAAATCCAACTCACTCTCTTATGTTACCGAATGTGTGGAAGACTTGGCACAGACATAAGGCGTGGAAGAGTTTAGACTTAAGTGGGGTTCAACAACTTCAAGTAGGAAGTGATGTTACTCCCAATGGTATGATGGAAGATCTAAGGTCTAAAGGAGCACGACAAGTTAACACGGCTTATGGAAGCACAGAGGTTCCACCTTTAATCATGTCCACTGAACAGCAAGATATTTATCACTTCAATGATATAAATCCTATGATAGACTATAAGAATATTAATCATGAAGATGGTTCTATAGAGTTTGCTTGTAAGTATAAAGATCAAGATGAATGGTGGAATAGTGGAGACCTCATAGAATATAATAGTAAAGGCGAGTTCTTCTTTGCAGGGCGGCAACACAACGTATTTAAGATGGAGAACTGTGGTGATAGAGTATATCCAGAACAGATAGAAAAGGTTGCTATAGAAAATGGTGCGAGTTTAGCACTGTGTAGAAAAGTGAGTAAGCAATGTATAGTTTATTTCACGGGTGATATGAATATTAAAAACTTTATCAAAGATCATGTTTGTGGTTATGAGGTTGTTCCAAAGAAAGTCGATAGTATTGCTATTGATGATAATCTACGTAAGGTAAAAAGGAATCAAATCATTGCTACGTGAAAAAAGTAGGAGTGGATATGAGCTATACATTACAGACAATCCCAGAGATGATTACCTTGACGAGTTTATGTGGAGTATTGAAACTGACTATAGAAATACGAATAGTCTAGTAGACGATCCGTTTACTTATTCTAAACTTTCAGCATTTAAATTTAAATACGCTATACTTTGGTTAAAAGATGACGTACCGTTCATGGGATGGTTTTTAACTCAGTATAAAAATCTGCCTTCAAATGTAGTTAGATGTTTTTGTAGGTGGTATAAGTTAAGTACGTCTAAAGATATAACTATGAGATTTTTGCAAGAAGAGCATCAAATGTATGCTAAACATCTTCAACCTCTTTTAGATGCTGATAGTATTGATACAGTGTTTTTTACTAGGCATCTATCTACCAAAAAAGATATGGGAAAATGGAAAAATAAAAAACGTGTTAAGATTGGCATGGGCGAAAGAGCCGATATTAAATGGACTGAAAGTAAATTTAGAAATATTGAACAAACTATATACTACTTTAGCACATGGAAGTTTTATGATAAAATGGATGAAGGTTTTTTATCAAAGTTAGATAAGGCATGAACTATGGCACTAAATTAAGATTGCTGTGGATCAGTAGTCATTTAACTGTCTTGTATAGTTTTTTAAGTGTATCCTCTTATGCTATCATAGTATCTTTAATATGGTCTGTTGTCGTTGTAGTAGTAGGCGGTTATGCTGGATGGCATAGACACTTTATCCATAGAAGTTATGAAACGGGTAGGATTAGAAAGTTTATTCTATTATGGTTGGGGGCTATTCAAGGTATTGGAAAGCCTCTTACTATTTGTGCTATTCATAGATGGCATCATGCACATAGTGATACTGAAGAAGATATACACTCACCAACAACATTGAAGTGGTGGCAAATATTACTAGGGTTTTATAAAGAACCAAAATTACACAGAAGACTGATTAGCGATCTCATACAAGATAAAAATATAAAGTTTTGTCAGAGGCATTACTTCAAAGTTATACTAACACTAAATGTAATATTGTTTATTATTGATCCAGTGTTGCCCGGACTTATTATGGGTATTGTAAACTTACACGCTTTTTACTCAACAGGTATTATTATAAACTGGTTAAATCATTTGGGCGGTAAACCTAATAATAATATTTTATGTGCCATACTTACCTTGGGAGAAGGTGGGCATAAAAATCATCACGAAGATAGCACTAGGTATTCTAATCAGGTTAAATGGTATCATCTAGACCCTACTGGTTGGACGATAAAATATTTTTTAAAACTAGGAGATTAGATGGAACAAGAAATAAGACTTTATACACAACCTCTATGTGGCTATTGTGATATTATAAAAGAAATGCTGGACAAAGCTGGGTATGTGTATTATACTATAGACATAACTAAAGTAGATGGATCTAAACGTTTTCTGAAAGAGCGTAACCATAAGACTGTACCTCAGTTGTATGTCGGTGATACTCATGTTAACAAAAAGGATACTCTTGAGTATAGTATAGAAGAACTATCGAATATTATAAATGAAGCAAGACTTGGTGTATCATCTACTGATTGGCCTGAGGGTAATGGAGAACAAGAATTTTAATGCCAAAACTTTTTGATTATGTTACAAGCATAAATACTTCTAAGGTAGATCTTATGAAGGACGATAGAGATGCAAATGTCTATAACGCTTTCTATATTAATCGTTCTCTTAGTTATTTTGCTGAT